CGGCTATGGCTTTCAGTTGCGATGGTACATCGAGTTGGCATGGCAAAACGGCTATGAATTTCCATTAGACCAGTGCTACATCATTGCTGCTGGGAAACAGTCTCCTATTGACGTTACGGTTTTCAGAATACCTGTCGAGTGGCTCGATAAGGCTCGCGACGACATTGACGTATGCATCGAGCGTTACAAGCGATACAAAGAGGTTGCTTTTAACATTGGTCAGGACGAAGGTGCTGATTGGATTTGGCTTAACCATGATCATACGGAGGTAGATTACGGTGGTTGATTTTGAGAGTCTGTTTGACAGTAACTACCTGCGATGGTTTCATCTTCCTGAAAAAGGACTTCTGATTGAAATCAGACGTATTGATGCGAAGGTGGAAATGCAGTTGCCAGGTAAAGCAGAGAAGCAGTATAAACCAGTTGTGCATTACATTGTGAAAGGTGGGGAGGTGGAAAAGCCATTGCCATTTATCATGAACAAGAGCAACGGCAAACTGATTGCGGCGATTCACGGTCGCGATGCGAGTAAATGGATCGGCAAGGAAGTGGTTCTTGTTCGAGACAAAACGCGACTTGGTAAGGAAATTAAAGATTGCATTCGAGTTAGGAGTAAAAAGTAATGGCTAGTTTTAATCGTTCTGTTTTGGTTGGTAATCTATGTGCTGACGTTGAGTTGAGGCAAGTTGGTGATTCGTGTGTCACTGATCTTCGCCTGGCGGTGAACGATCGCGTAAAACGCAATGGTGAGTGGTGCGAAGAAACCACCTACATAGATGTCACGTTTTGGGGTCGGACGGCAGAAATTGCTGGCGAGTACCTTAAAAAAGGGTCGCCATGTTTGGTTGAGGGTCGCCTGAAACAAGATAACTGGCAAGACAGGGACACGGGTGCTAATCGATCAAAGCACAAAATACAAGGGGATCGTTTGGTGTTGTTAGGCTCAGGTTCGGGTGGCAGCAATTCATCCTCTAACTCTGCTACCTCTCCTTCAACAGCGGACATCCCTTTTTAATTATGTACAGGCAATTCCTAGATAGTTTTGCTTTTTTTTCGTTGCTGACGGTTATCATCGTCTGTGCCTATCATGCTGCATGGGCGGTGATACCGTTGGCATTGTGGTTTATTCTTTCAGTTTTACACGAGCTTGCAAAATTAAGGCGAGAGAATCGGGAGACTTGACAATCGAAATACCAGTTCCACTACCTTCATGGAACTTCCTGCTGTCAGCTAACCACTGGAAGCGGAAAAAGGTTAGGGATCTGATGCATAAAATAATCGCAGCGGCAGTCAACGATGGAGTGTTTGACGAATGCCTAGTAATGGATTACATGGCGACAATACGTCCCAGCAAAAGAAACAAACAAAAACTAAAAGATGCTCGAAGTGCGGCGAAGAAAAAACCGTAAGCAAATTTCACAAAGTCAAAGGAGGTAAATACGGAGTGCGGTCAGTGTGCAAAGAATGCACCTTAAAGACTGCTCTCGCGTGGCAACGCAGAAACAAAGAAAAGCACAGGGAGGCAGTGGCGAGGTTCGCTTCAAGGAACCGTGACAAGATAAGGGCTAAAAGCCATCGCCGTCGTGCTAGGAGTCTTAATGCAAAAGGATTTTTCACTGCCAATGACTGGCAGCAGAGGTTAGCTTACCACGGTTTCAAATGTGTTTACTGTGGTGTTGAGAAACATGAAACGCCTGAAGGGTGGTTGTCGTGTGATCACATGATACCGCTATCTAAAGGTGGACAAAATTGGCCGAGCAATCTCGTGCCAGCTTGTCGTTCATGCAATTCATCGAAAGGTTCGAAAACCTATTTTGAGTACATGGGGCAGATCAATGGCAGCAAAGATAACAATAGTTAACTTTCGTAAAAAGCTAATTGATATCGATAACATTTCTGCGAAAGCAGTGATCGATGGTTTAGTTCACGCAGGTGTATTGCTCGACGACAGTCCAGAGTTTGTTTCGTCGGTAACTACAAAACAACTGTGGTCGAAAGATGAACGCACGATTATTCAGATAACCTGGGGCGAGCAAAGTGACTAATAAAACAAATCCAGATCATTACTTCACGTCAACAGGTGCAGAGGTAATCGACATTGCGGAATGCTTGGACTTTTGCCTCGGCAACGTCATCAAGTACGTTTGCAGAGCAGGTAACAAACCAGGCGAGCCATTGTTGGATGATCTGGAAAAAGCTAAATGGTATTTGGATCGAGTCATTGAACGGGAGACAAGGAAATTTGAACAAACGACCACCACACCTAATTATCGACACAGCCCTTAAGCAAATATCAACTCTTGTAAAAACATTGCACAGCCTGCATCGACAAACTGACTGGAACGGATTCAATCAGTCGCGTGAAAGGTTAAACGATGTGCTTGAAGATTTAAGCACTTATGCTGAAAGGATTCGGAATGAAAGGCAGAATAACTGAGTGCGAGAAACGAGGAACGAAATGCGAACATCGATTTGCTGCTATCTTGCAAAAGCGTGGCAACAAGACCAGAGAAGCTACCTACGAGCAGGATAGAACAGAACATTGGGATGTGGCGACACTTGATAACGATAATCGCATCGTCCATAGGTTTGATGTAAAGGCAAGCAAAGGTGGATGTGATGCGGCAGGTAGTGTTTTACTCGAAGTAAAAAACATTGCTGGTTACCCAGGTTGGATCTACGGAAAAGCGGATTACATTGCTTTTGAATTGGACAATGGCGAATTCAAAGTTTTTGCTCGAACTGATCTTGTTGATTTTCTTGAGACTAAATACCTTCATGCAGATGACGTTTCTTTTAAACGGGAAAAACCCAGATATGGATACGCTGTAAATAACTTTTATGGCAGACCTGACAGAAAGGATCTTTTTATTTTTATCGACTTAGATTACCTGTGTGAATGCGTTGATGCGATTGACATAAGGAAATAGCTGATTGGCTCTGAATCGACTAGTCGGAGGGAGTCTCTGGGATCGAGACCAGACTGAAGAGATCCAGTACAAAATGTAGGCATATATCCACAAGTGCCGACAAAATGAAACACTTCTACAACATTTATTACGACGGTGACAAGTGCCAAAAACAAGTGCTACGAAATTGCGTCCACCCAAAAGACGGATTAGCCATTTTTAATTTGCTTTTTCAAGAATGGAGTCTGCTATGAATTTCGAAGGACTTTGGCCCCACCAAGTGAGAGGTTTAACCGAACTGCAAAACCTAATTGACGCTGGCGAGACAAGGATTTGCATTACTGCTCCAACGGGTGCTGGTAAGAGTCGAATGATGATGACTCACATATTAGCCAACCGCAAATCAACATTGTACACCGATCGCAAAATGTTGTTCTCGCAATTGGCAGGTAACCTAGATGATGCCAATATTTTTTATGGAAGGCGGGCTAGTGGTCATCGGGTAGCTTTGCTTGCTGATACTCAATTAGCAATGTTGCAAACAGAGAAGATTGCTGTGATGCAACATGGAAGCAGAGATATCCACAACAGCAAGTTTCAACATATCGACGAAGCACACAACAACAGCAATGGAAAAACACTTGAACTGTTAGAGCTACATGGTGGCGTCAGGATCGGGTGGACTGCAACTCCCCTTGAGATTGGTCATGCTTACGATCATTTAGTGGTTGCTGGTACTAACGAAGAAATGCGCGAATGTGGATCGCACGTTCCTGCAAAACACTTTGCCCCGAGTGAGGTCAGCAGTAAGGTCACTGGCAAGATTAAGATTGGATCTGAATGCGGTATCGCTGTCGACAAACGTGCTGATTATGTTCAAAGAATCTACGGAAGTGTCATTGAAAATTACCGCAGACTTAATCCTGACGGTCGCCCAACGATATTGTTTGGACCTGATGTAGCTGGCTCATTGTTCCTTTGCAAAGAGTTTATCCGATGCGGTATTTCTGCTGCACATATTGATGGCGAAAACTGTTATTTGGACGGCAAGTTGGTGACAACGACTCAGGAAGTTCGCGACGAGATCGCTGCACGTAGTAAAAGTGGCGACATAAAAGTCTGCACTAATAGGCACGTGCTACGTGAAGGAATTGATTGGCCTTGGCTAGGTCATTGCATTTTTGCTACAACCTTTGGAAGTGTTACCAGCTACATTCAGGCTGGAGGCAGAATGCTAAGAAACCATCCAAGTATTGACTCAGTCACGATACAGGACCATGGCGGGAATTACTGGCGTCACGGCAGTCTGAACTCTACGAGATCCTGGGATCTCAACATGACCAATTCGACCTATGCAGCTATTAGGAATGAGCGGATACGCGAAGGTGATGAACCAGCACCGCTGACATGCCCAAATTGCGATGGCGTAAGAATTGATTTTAAGAAATGCCCTTGGTGTGGCTGGGAGGTAACAACGGCAAAGGCTAATCGCAAGGTGATCCAAACTAATGGTCAACTTGTTGCGATGGACATACGGGAATGGCGTCAGCGTCGAAAGCTAGAAACAACTGAATCATTGCAAAGTAAGTGGAGTGGAGCAGTTTACGGTGCAAGGAAATACAAACCTCACCGAACATTTGCTCAACTGTACGCAAACTTTGCAAGAAACCACAATTGGAAGTATCCACCCCGAGACTGGCCTAACATGCCAAAACGATTAGTGGATTGGTACTTGCCAGTTTCTGCTTTACGAATGGATGATCTACATCAGAAGGGAGACTAGCAATGGCAATAGGAGATTTTTATGGCTTGTGGGAAGTTGTTGGCGAAGAGTACAAAAACTGTAACTACGCAATTTATGTTCCTTGCGAGTGTGCGTGTGGCGAGAGGAGGTCTGTTCGCAAACAAAACTTGATTAGTGGCAAAAGCCATAGGTGCGGAGGTGATTGTCTCGCTTACATCGACAAGAAAGCATCCGCTATGCCGATAGAAGAAATCAACACCGTTGACAGGTGGATTAAGGTCTTCAAAAATGATATGACGTTTGTTCCTGAACCAGCAACTGAATCAACGCATTACCCGCCTGGTTCAATTGGCAAAATAGAAGTGATGAGAAGGAGGTTGCAAAATGGTGAAGCGTTGTTCCACCCAAATGATGCATCAGACTGCACCAACATGCCAACAGCATTCCACTAAGGGTAAATTTAACCCTGATCGCAAAGGGCTTTACAAATACAATTTTCGTTTTCGCGGAAACATCGAAACGCTTTACGTTAAAGCCTATAGCTGGAAGGAAGCGGTCAAGATTATTGACGCAAACTTTCCAAATCACCGTAACCTTACATTGTTAGAATGGAAGTTATTATGAGCGATATAAGAACGTACCACATCCGCACCGACGAACCAGATGTAACAGAACAGGTGCTGGTTGCAGCACCAGATCTGCTCAGAGCGGCGAAGGAGGCTCAGTTGGTTCTTTTAGGGTTTGATATCGCCTCTCAAGCAGGAAGGCACTGGGATGCTATATTGAAGCTACAGCAGGCAATAGACAAGGCATCATTAGGAGTAGCACATGAAAATGACCAAAGGCGAAGTTTACAATCGGCTAACTGAAGAGTTAATTCAGTCGCCTGAAAAACTCAGCAAAATGCTGGATCAGTATGGTCAGATGGGTGTCTGGTTTATTTTTCAGCACGTTCGGGAAAACAACACCAAGATAGAGGCACTTGAAAAGAAATTGTTTGCTCAGAGAAGACAAGCGGAGGACTTGGAGGTAACCGTAAAGAAACTCCAAGCCTCCGTTCGCTCGCTCAAACAGGCAATGAGAAAGGGAAACAAGCCATTGCTGGATTAAACGTAGGTGCTATCTACGGTAATTTGCATTCTTGGTCCTGTACTGCCGTTGTCAGATGTAACAGTTTTGATGACGGCAGTCACATAATCACCTGCGGCTAAGGTTCCACTGGAAATGGTTCCAGAGATAGCGGTAAAGTTTGCCGTGCTGTTAAGAATGTTGATATCGCCAGTAAGGACGGAAGATCCGTTAACCTCCAGGTCGAAATCAATATTAGTCGTCGCAGAACCTGTGTTGACCATCCAGACCTTGACTTCTCTGATTTCGCCAGCACTACTAGCAATAAACAGAGTCTCGTCTTCTGTGGCGATACTTCCTTGAGTATCAGCATACCCCCAATCGGCAACTAAAACATGCTGGTGCTGTAGCTTAGACGCTGAAAGTCCTGCACTCGCTGCAATGTCAGTGTTGACAATTGTTCCTGAGGTAATAGTTGTTTGATTCACTTGTCCCATTTTATTTGCTCCTGTTAAAGTTTTTCTATAAGCCATTCTCTATTTCCGACCGCCGTCCACGCATCGGCTGGGTCGATGGTTGGTGTTGCCACTGCTGCATTGTTAATAACGCTGACATCAGCAGCGAACGGTGATGTTAGCTCAAACGGAAACTCCCTATTTCCTGCCGCCCCGATCTCGAACCAGTAATTGATCCTTATTTGTTCCTGCACGTTGTCCATAATGAAGTCGTCTCGGCAGAGTATGGTGTTGGGTCGATTAAAGTTAACCAACCTCCGAATGTGTCTGCCTGTGTTTATTACCATCCCAGATGGCACAAGTACTGGCGTGTCCTTCCAAATGTAAGCACCATATCCACGAGCTTGTGCGAACTCACTTGTGTTGGTAAGCCGTCCAGTCGTGTCCTCGCCGTCAATGGGTCGTGATGGGCTACCGCTAACCGTGACTCTGACTTGGTTCTTTGCTTCCCCGCCGAATATCGGATAACCTTCGATATTTCCGACCTTGTACGGGTTTATCCAGTCGTCAATGTTCCACTCTGGGACAATTTCGCAATCTTTAATTTCCTCGTAACTTGGGACGGTTGCGGCCCCCAATGAAACGAGTGGGTTTTTTGGGTTGTTGGGATATATCGAGTACCTATAAAGGTTACCGATACCCTCCATCGTCAGGTCGTGAAGCCTTAGTTGGCAGTCAGTCCTGTTTACCCTTGTTATTTCAGGTGTTGATGGAACGACAGCGGGATAGTAACTTCTGTTCCCGTTGCTAAACGGTGTCCGTGAGCTAAGCTGGTCTCCTTTCACATTACCCCACATGTCGAACTTTATAGTTCTTGGCCGACCAGTCCACTGCCCTTGGTTCGGGTCTGTTTGGAACCTGTAGTCTATTGTGTTTCCAATCCTGTCTGGTCCGGCGTTGATCTGGCAGACCCCAAAGGTCGGATCGTTGTAAACGGTTGAGATCGCACCGCACCTTGTTAATGTTACATCAAACGGGTAACTTGGGTCGAAGTCGAAGCCTTCGCCAGATATCTCTGAAAAGCTCAAGTATAAGTTGCTCGCTGATACGGGGTAGGCTTTGTTTGTTAGCGAATCAAATAGCAAACCTGCGTTCATGTGACCAAGAACAAGATGCCCGTAATCAACATTTATGGTGTACTGTGCTTTGTACCCCTTGTCGAGATCCCATAGCAACGCCCCTTCTGGCTCAAGAAAGCCGTAACGCAGCCTTGGGCCTTGATCCCTTTGGTTACCCGCACCGAGACCAGTTGGACTTCTTGTTGCAACCATAGCCCCGTTCTGTTCGTAAAAACTCGTACTCGATCCCAAGTGAGTATCCCACACTTGCCGCCCGTCGTCGTCAACATACCATCCATTCAGGTCGAATTGGTCCTGCCAGAACGGGCATGTACCAACACAACAACACCCACCTGGCCCGTGATTCTTAAAACTCATTTAACACGGTTCCACATCAACAAACCAATGACCGTCAATCAACTTTGCCTGTATCAACTTGTCTGATCCAATTGGATTCTCCGTGTGGTTGTAAACATTTTCGTAAACCGCACCAGCGATTACAGAATCTTCAACAAATTCTAATACACCAGAATTCTTATTAAAAAAATATCTTTTGCACGAAGCATATTCTGGCTGATATCCATTTGCAGCAGGTATTCCCTCGTCACCTGTCAGAAAAAAGGATGTGTAATGCGATCTGTCGCGAATGCGATAGTAATCTCCCCAAGTATCAACGGCAACGTGAAACTGTTCATCCTTCCATATCGGAGTTTTTCGATGGTTATAAACTTTGATTTTGTAAGAGTTGCGTTTTTTAAGTTTGCGATCATCGTAACCTGGGGTTTTGCCTAACCTCCAAACGACGCTGCAAGTGCCTTCTTCGTTTGGTTGTATGTCTTCATCAGCCTCAACCAACATGTGCTGGTATGGATTGATTTGTGATAACCTGCCGAGGCGAGATGTTACTTTATGCAACTTCCCTTGCAGCAATCGGATATCCGACTTTAGTCGTTCGATTTCGCTTTTTGCGTCACGCATTTCTTACGGTTTCGCTAAACCTGTTACGTTTGGTTGGTACGACAATAAACCATCTGCGTCACCGTATCCTATGATTGATAGGTATTGTCCAGTGGTAAGGTCGGTGTCAGGCATGATGTTACCAGCAGTGTCGCTTACAACATATGCTGTTCCTGTCGTAAGTGTTACGCTCAGATCTAGCTTTGTGTTTGTTGAGTTGTAAACGTATCCGTATTCGTCGGCAGATCCGTGTGACATTGCGATACCATCGATATCTGCTGTGGATGTGGCGTCACAATCAGATTTGTAGTATTTGTTATCGGATGAAGAGCGGTAAAGAACAACACCAGGCGTAACCGCTTCGCCAAACTGTACCGCTGTAAGTGGAGTAAGTGCCTGCGAACGGACACTGTTGGGTGTTATTACTAAGTCAGCCATTTGTTATTCCTTATGGGTTCCGTTTTTTGTACCTTGTTTTTTCGTTCCCAGGTTCAGGCTCGCGACAAACACCGTCGGGCCAAGTGCTTTCATCTGGCACTGTCAATTCTGTCAGGTCGGAACGATCGATGTCGTAGTATCTCCAGCCACCATCATAAAAGAGAGGACACTTGCCAAGTTCACCGCCATTTGTATTGCCTGTCTGGAAAAAACTTGCCTTTTGGAAATCATAATCACCAGAGAGAGGTCCAGATTTTATTGTCCAAGGATCGTAGAATTCAACTTCTTCGTGGATTCGCCATTTCATGAATAGAGCATCAGCAGTGGTTTGGCGAGGATCGCCATTGGCTCCGTATTTGACAAGTGGAGTTCCATCGTAATTAATAAAAACATCACGACTTGGACCCGATCCATCGACGCCCTTTAAAAGCTGTGTTGGACTCATTCCCTCCTGCACATCTTCGTCCTGAACCGTGCCGCCACTTACAGTGTCAGATCCAACTTTGGCAGAACCATCTGATCCGATATTAGCAATGTACTTGTCGTGACCATCGCGATCGTAAATTAAATCAACACTATACTTGTAACACCTGCGACCACTCCAATTGACTATCTCGCAATCGACAGTGTGGACGAGCAGCTCTCTTGGATTGAAGCATCGATAAAAGATGACTGCTGGATGGTCAGCACCTTCCCCAGCAAAAGAATTCGTAGGCCATTTCCATCCTGAATCCCAACTTACAAGCGTATAGGGACTGGCATTAACCTTACCAACCGCATCACTGAAATCTAAAGCTGTATAAGAAAACCATTCACATTTGAAGGCAGGTCGAGCTACACGCTGGACTAAGGAGCCTGGCTCAAGAGGTGTCCCAACGGTGTTGCATAGTGCCAAAGGTCTCCATTCGTCAGCATCTTCTTCGCTAACGTAACCTTTAAATACCGTTTCATCTATATAAAAAGGCTCGTTTAATTTAGCCCATTGCCCAGGCTGACTCGGGCCATCACTTGGCTTTTTAGTCGTAACAACTCTTTTGTACAGTCCAAGGAATGCTCCATATTCCTGAGGCTGATCCTCATAGAGATAGTATGGCGTTATTTCACGAATAGAGTAATCAGCACCATGTTCTTGATCGCGAGAAAATGTTACCTCGACAATCCAATTTACTGTACCGTTTTGACGGTCAATCTTTTCGCGTTCAACAATCCTTACATTGGAAATGAACAAGGCAACTTTCGCTTGTATGCCCATTCCATTTTCGGCAGTCCAATATTTTGTGATGTCGCTGCACCACTGTTCGGGCCAAGGGTACATTAAAACTTGTGGTGGATTCTTGGTCGACGGGGTAGCGTGACCACCTTTGATGTACCCGTCAACGATCCTGCCAAGAGGAAATTTTCCTAAAACAGTTTGGGGACCGTCATTTAAAGAGTCGCATGTTACACGGTAATCAACTGTCACCTCCATTGAATCGGTTCCAGCGTCCGCTTCAACTTTCCTTAAAGGCTTAACTTGAGTAACTGCCATTATTGCCCCTACGGTGAGAATACTATTGATTTAGAGAATGTCTGTGCAGTTTTTTTCTGCTTAAATTCTTTTTCTTTTTCCTTGGCAGTGTTTTCGCGGATACGCTCCAATTCTTGTACCTGCTTTTCTGCCAATGCCAGTTGTTTGTTTCTTTGCCGTGCTGTGAAGTTAGCAAGTTCTGCTGTGCCAAAAATAAATAGCTTTGTGGCTTTCTGAGTGGTCGCAGCTTTCATGTTTTTGTTAATCTCTTCTGCATCCTGCCTCATCTTTTCAAATTGGTCAGTAGACCGAGTTAGCCAACTACTTGATACCAACCACACCAACCAAGTTCCTACAGCAATAACGGCAGCTAATAATAGGTTCATGCCGCCAGTTGCACCTGTGACTGCTGCCCTAATAGCAGTCCAAATCATCAACACCCCTTTGGATATAATGGCAAATAACGTGGTTCCTCCAGTTAAAGCAGCAACGCCGACGTTTGCAAGGTATATGCTGTATGAAATAGCGGCCCAACCAGCAACAATCCCGACAATCCAACCAAAAAGGTTAAGTGTCATCACATCTATAAAATGAAGTACACCAAGAACTATTTCAAGAGCTATTACGACAAGGTTAATGGCAGTGACGATAGAAGAAAAGAATCCACTGATAATTGCCCCGTGAGCAACCATTGATCCAATCAATTCAGCACCAACTGCCAATGCAGGAATCAGTCTACTGCCCACCTCTGCTGTGAACCAACTCCATTGGTTTGAAAGCCATTGAACCAATCCACCGAGGGTCTGCATCTTTGCCGCCATCATCCCGCCAAAAATGCCGCCTTCCTGTGTCATCTCCTTCATGGCACGGATGACATCCTCAGGCGTTATTTGGCCTGCTTCCTGCATCTTCTGCAATTCCTGCTTGTTGACCTTAAGCACTTTTTGCAATGCCTTGTTAAGCGATACGTTTCGCTCCATAAACTGGAGCATTTCCTCACCCTGCAACCTGCCCTTGGCAAATATCTGGGTAAAGACAAGACCCAGTTCAGCAATTTTAGATCCAGTGCCAGCACTCATCTCGCCAAGCATTCTCATGATTTCGACAACACGCTCTGCTGGAACCTGCGCTCCTAGCAATCGTTTGCCACCCAGCATCCAATCTTCAATCGGAAATGGACTTTGCATTGCCTCATCACGCAATTGCCTGAATAGCTTTGTGCCATCTTTTGTAAACTGGTCTGCTGGTATGATGATATTGCTCATCGCAGCACGAACGTCGTTTGCTGTAATCTCCCCAGCCATTCGCATCTTGTTAAGTTCCTGGGCAGTTACACCAAGTTCAGTCTGCAAGGCTTTCTGGACGGCAATGCTGCTTTCCATAAACTCCAACAATTGACCTTCGTCGGCTTTCCACAACTTCAAGCCACCCTTCATCCATTGGTCAATCGGGAAATCCACTTTCTGTGCATCTTTTTCGAATTGCTTCAAAAGATTGGAACCACCAGTGCCAAGAACCTTAAAGTCGACGGCGAATGTCTCCATCTTTATCGCTTCTCGAATCCCACTGACAACAGTCCTGCCAATTTCACGAGCAGCAAAACCAGTGGCGAGAGCTTTTGCCATGTCGCGAACAGCGTTCTTGACTTTCTTCTTTGCACCATCAAGACCCTTGCTTAACTTTTGATGGTCAGCATAGAGCATGATTCTAAGTGATTTGACTGTTGCCATTTCATTCCTCGATTTCATTGTCTGCTAAAAACTGACTCAGTCCACTCATGGAAGAAACCATGTTTTCTGTAGTTAGTTCTTCTGCAAACTTTGGCATGTAGTCTTCAGGTTTACCACCAACTAAACTTGCAATAACACGAGCAATCATGATGTGATCAATCTCGCAACCGAATGGATGGCGATTGTAGTACCATGCAATTTCGTGGAGTTGCCTTTCAGTCAATTTGTCCCGAATGAAGTCTGGATGCAAATGACCCCCGTGGATAGCTATTTTCCATAGCATTAACTCACGAGGGTCTTCTTCTAGTTTCCCTCAAAGTCCTCACGGTCTTTACCTGTGACGCCTGAGAGTTCAAGGATTTTTTCGAACAAAGGCTCAACAAACCAAGACTCCAATTTATTAAATTCGGATCTTTGGTTCCTTGTGAAAGCAGGTTCGCCAGTTTCCAAAATAAAAACGCCATTGCTTAATGCAATCCAACGCATCTCAGTGCAGTCTTTTGAGCTTTTCACCTCGGGTTTTGAAATGATTGACTCAATCTTAGACTTCACACCAATGCTGACTGATTTACACAAAAAAGTCGCATCCCCACCAGGTGTAGGGATGGTGACTTCAGCAGTTCTCGCAGCGGTTCCGATTTCAAAGATATCCAATGTTAGCCCCTTTCAAGGATTAAGTAGTGGAAGGTGCGGTTGTAGAGTAAGTCCAAGCAGACTGTGGAGCAAAAACGATAGACGATTTCATGTCTTGGTTTCGTTCTTTACTCATGTCTGTGTGGGAGATGATGTACGCTGTTCGGGTGGCGTAAACTGGAGTTGCCAGAGGAATCTTCAGAGCATACCGACAAAGGGTTCCGTCCAGACAAGCGGTTTCCATGTCATAGGTAATTCCAGAACCATCAGTGCTTTCGATCTTCTTGTACTCGATGGTCTGTTGAGCATACTTAGGATCGGCTGGGTACTCAAGAATGACCGTGTCATCCAAGCACGGTTCTTGTGATTCTGACGAAGTCTCTACGCCACCTCCATCGATGCTGGTAGCACAAATCGTGGTAAATGCTCCCGTCGTGGCATCGCTGAGGTATACGGTCATACCTAATGCTTTGGATGTTGGCATGGTCATTATCTCCTAAACTAATTGTCCTAAAATTGCTTCTATGTCAATTGCCGCAATGAAAATCTTTTCATCGGAATCGGGGAATCGGTTAACGTAAGTATCATCGTGATCTTCAACGGTGATACCATGAATTGTTTGCTCTAGCCCATCATCATTGAAAAATTTCAGTTCATGCAATTCCGTGTCCATCAACCATATCTTAATTTGGGATGAAAGACTTCTCGCTTCGTCAATGTCATCACTGATAACTTCAAGGTCGTAAGTGATGTTGTCCTTGACTCGTGGATAGCATAAATCGTCAGAGTATTCCTCTGATCGTTTCATAATGAAAACGTATGGAAAGTGTGTGATCGATTGCGGCACGACCTCCCCCACATGGTTGGGTGGATTCGGCATCTTTCGAATTCGTGAAATAATTGCCTCTGTAATATCCATCACTTCTTACCGCTAACTTCTTTTCTCATCAATCGCCATACTTCGCGAATCGCAGCACGTTCAACAATGTCTTTGCGTCTCTTCGCCACCCTTAAAAACACGTGCTGACCCTTATACCAAAGCCTGTTTCCTTTTCCCTTCCATGATTGTGGAATAAGTTTCCATTTTCGCATTGGAAGAAACAGGTTGTGTGTCCGACCAAACTCGACGAACTTGCCGTAAAACGCATCAGGGTTGAACGAGGCAACGGACGTACCTGCAATTCTCCTAGATCGCTTTAGTGCCTGAATCTTCCATGATCGCCTCAGCAAACCTTTCGAACGACCACCAGTATATGCGTAGGCCTGTAATGCTCGATTGTTACGCTCGCCTGCCTTGTTTATATGTAAACCTCTCGCACCTTTGCCGCCAGATGGAGTCATACGCTTGATCTGTGGCAACAGATGACGCCTTTGAGAATGTCGAGTAGCCTTGCGAATAAACTTATTCCTCGTCTTCTTCTGTAGCATCATCAACTGTGTTTCAAGTTGATCATAGTCGTATTTGTTGTATTCATACTTGATCAAGATTAGACCCTTGTTTTGCTGCACATTACGTGAATGTCACGCAGGTCATCGCTCGCCTGGTTTACAAACCCAATGTTGTAAATGTCGTCGTGATGAACCAACCTGTAACTGGAGTCCATTTCGCGAGCCAATTGCTTGCGAGTAATAATCTTTACACTAACATTCTCTTGTCGCTTCCTTGCGACTTCCAACTCCATGCCCCACATGGGTGTAATCTTCGCCCACATGCGACCGACTTCGCTCCACTCCTCTAAAGCCTGACCTCTCGGACCAATCTTATTGGTCTTTTTTTCAATTCTTAGCCTGTGACGAAGGTCGCCGCTAAATATGTTGGTCATTGGTTGAGAAACTCCTGCCACTCATTAACACGCACTTGATCCCTCAAAGCATTGAAGGCAAGTTTAATTGGAGTGTTGGACGAACCAATGGCTTCGCGATGCTTGAACCAATGCCCCACCAATAACTTGATCATCGAACGGAACATGTACGGAACGTCCGTCGCCGCAGCACCGTACCCAGCAGTAAAGGTGACCGTAACCGAATCAATGGCGTCTGCCAAAGTATCGGGCCAATCATCGTCAATCGCAGGTCTAATTGTCGCTGGGCATTGAACTAGTTCAGTCCGATACAATGCTGGAGATAATGTCTGTGTTGCACCGTCAGTGTCTATGTATTGAATCGAATCAATAGAAATGATCGGCCAAGCTGGTATCTTCAGTATGTCCCCAGGAAAACAATCCCACTTCGCAGTGTATTGCGTAGTGATTAGCGTATGGTGCGTTTCCTCCATGACGTATGCCATGGCAGCATAGATCAACTCGTCTACATCATTGTCGTAGTCGACCTCATCCTGTTCGATTCTTAGATGATCTTTTACGTCCGACCTTGCCACTGCCAGTGTTGTTGGATCGGTTAGCTTTGTTAGTCGCACGTTTATACCTCGCTATGCCACGCTCAATTAGAAGCGATGTAACACCTGCACCTAAAAGACACTCAAAGAATACTGTTCCTGTTCCGTAGCGATTCCACTCAGACAGCAGTTCCACTTTCTTCTTCTTGCACTTCTTCTGGTTGCAGTTCTTGCATATAGTTTTGCTCGAACCAGTCATTTGGATACACGAATTTATGGTTGCCGTTGTCGTCAAATGTTGCGATCATTTCTTCCATATGGCCGATGGTAAGTGCGGCATCAACAAACACCTTGTGACCCGCTTTTTCCCACTGCCGCCAAAAGTAAATATCGTCATCTATTTTGCCTTCGTCCCATGATCCGTCTTCCTTGGGAACCGAGCAAAACCACGGCTTAGGCACTTCCGATAACTTTGACAGTTTTATTGCCGTCAATCCGAAATGTGCCGTCGAAACCTGGAGAGGCTCGCCGTTGAATTCCACCTGATCGCTGTCGCCTTTTGTGAACAGCGGATAAGGCATGGATCGCCTTGATTGCAATGCAGCAATCGCGTCGTACTTCTCGTCCTTGATTATGGACAAAAGATACCTGACATCATCTGCCACAAAGATCGAATCGAAGTCGATCGTGATTGCTATGTCAACGCCTGCTGAAATCGCATCCTCCAACATTCGCTGCATGCACTGCCCATAAAACACGCCCTGAGAAATGACCAGCGGAATGCCAGCGTCCTTCAGAGCGGTTTCAATCATGTTCCTCGCCCACGTTGATTCGTAGCGAGGCGCTGTCATAAAGGCGGCAACCTTTTTGCCAACCAAGCTATTTTTCAACTTGCCTCTATTTGTACTCATGCTTTAGCCCCAGCAGTTAAGTTTTAGGAAACAGAAACGCTATCTGCATTATCTGCATTAGAAGCGTTCTTGATTTCTTTATCGAGAGCAGAAACTGCACTCACAAGGACAGCACCGTTGGTGGTGGTATCTGGAGTGACAGTAACACGCAGGTATCGCTTGCGACCCTTCATGTCAACATGGAACGCATGAACGGCAGCATCCGTGTTATCGACCGTTACAGCATTAGCAGCGGCAAAGGTGGCGAAGTTAGTGACAACCGTGTCATCAGATTCCAGCAAATCAACTGCTACGTTCGTAGAGTTGGTGTTTGCTTCAGCGGAAATGTTGACGAGGATCGATGCGTAATCAGCACCTAAACAATCGAGATTGGCAGCGCGAGCGGTGGTAGCGGAAGCATCTGGAGCTAACAACACGCTGTATACTGCACTTTGTTGGCGTTTCATTTTGAAATTCCTTAAAGTAATGTGTAATCAAAAAAGGGAAGGGGTCAGCCAAAACCAACCCCAACCCCGTCCATCTGGGGCTAAAGCGATGGGTCCGTTAGGATGCGTTAGCCTTCAGAGCGATCATAGGACCAGCATCAGTTGCAGTACCTCGCTCGTGGCAGTTAATGTCAAACCGCTCGGTTGCTTTGAGTGCAATTGCATCGCTGGTGAAGTATAAACTGGAGTCGGTAGCAACCGTCACGCCACGCTTGTCGCCAAGTGTAGTAGACATCGCCATGTCACCGAAGTAACCAAAAATGTTGCCTGAAATGTCAGTCGAAGGACTGCCAGATTGCAGGACTTGTGAAATCACTACTGGGTAACCGAGGAAACTCATTCCAACGCCACCTTCGTAGTTTTGCACCGTGTTGCCGCCTGCTGCCATAGCCAATCGCTGCATGACGTTGGCCCAGCAAGACTGGTGGACATACCACTTAGGTGCGATACCTGGGAACTTCGGCAGGTTGCCAAGTGCCTCTTCAAAGGTAGCAATGGTGATTTCCGCAAAAGTGTCAACACCTGCGGCAGTTTCAACAATCGATCCAGCATTGGCAGCATTTGCCCAGCCGACGATTCCACCGTATGTCGATGTTCCGTCGCCGTTGAAAAGACAATCGTCTTCTTTGTTGGCGAAAGAATATGCGATCTCTTGGGTGATCAAATCGCCTAACTGCACAGCAGCATCTTCAGGCAATTCGCTCGACCAACGAGAAAGCACCATCAACTTCTTGGCTTCGAGTTGAATTTGATCGAACGTCAGGTCCGATTGAGTTCCCTCGGCGTTTTCACCAACGAAGTATGCGGTGTATCCACCAGCACGACGAGGTACGCTGAAGGTTCCACCAACACCCATTGGCATCACACGGCACTCTTGGCGAGCGACACCGTACTCTTCAACCAATCGGATCAATCGTGCTTCGAGGATATCTGGCACGAGGAAACCACCCTTGGTGTTGTCACCAGTGGTTTGGGCCATTTGGATGCAGAAATCGCTAAGTTTGTTAGCGGCTTTTTCGTTTCCAGTAAAGGCAGCTTGATAAAACAAACCTGCCAGATATGCTTCCTTTTCAGCGTCCGCACCATCAAACGAAGCTAAAGAACCTCGCGATTTAGCTTTTGCGGGAACGGTAACATTCTTCATGTTGACTTCGCCAGGCTCATTGCGAGGCTGAATCGTTTGGGAAGCACGAGAAGCAGCAATGTCGCGACGAATCTCGTCAAGACGCTCTTCACGTTTGATCTTGGAGTTGATCTCAGCCAACTCGCCTTCGTTTTCGTCGCTGCCAATAATAGCATCAACTTGTGCCTGCTCTTCTTCCGAAAAGTCTCTGTCTTCTTCTTGTGCGAGGATGGTTAAAGCCTCGACTTTTGCGGCAAGAGCATCACGCTCTTCTCGCAACATCTGGATCTTATTCACGGATCACTCTCCTTTTAAATTGTCTCATGCCGAGGCAGGTCCAAAAAAAATAGGTAGGACCAAACGCATACCTCGACCACTACAGTCTTAGATACGCTTTCGGTCGCTACCTACTCGCATTGTCTGAATTGTGGGTTCCAGACCGCACCACCATACCATAAATTGCCAAAAATGTCAATACACCGTTGTTTGCCAGGTTTTTGCGACCTATCTCGCCCTGTGCAACTTACATTTCAAGCGAAGCAAACTCAACTTGTTTGTCAGTTCCTTGGAGTTGTCGGGCTGGGGCGGTTTGCTGCTTTTAACTGGACTCATGATCATGTCCTGAGGCACGTTTTTGAATCGATCCTGTGGCACAGGTTCCGCTGGAACCATTGTTCCTGATCCAATATCGTCGATCAAACCTGCCTGCAAAGCATCCTTTGCACCAAACCAAGTTTCATCATCAAGCATTGCGATAATCTCTGAACGAGAAATTCCCATTGCCTCTTCGTAAATTGAAACAAGACTGTCTCGGTAAATGTCCAAGATGTCAGCCTGCTTACGAAACTCTTCAGCGTCACCCATGGCAACGCCCCATGGATTGTGAATCATGATGCGAGCGTGAGGAGCAGCAGTCGATGGGAAGTAGGCTGGGAATAACGATGCAGCACTGGCAGCAATCGAGTCGACGCTGACCTGAACATCCCCATCATGCCTAGAAAGCATTTCAATCATAGCCAATGCTTCATCAACACTGCCTCCATAACTGTTGATGCGGAGGTTAATCGGGCCTTTGCCAAAAGTGCGAATGCCTTCCATTAAAGTCTCGGTCCCGAACATCCCCATGTACGCTGGTCCGATGTCATCGTACAGAAAGATTTCGCGAGTTGTTACGTCGAACATTTTGTTGCCTTTAAGTTAAGTGATATAGGTGTGTTTTTGTATTCAAGCGTTGTGCAATCATCAGTAAACAAACCGAAATCCCTCACTCGCTCGATGTTTTCAAATCCAGAGTATGACAGATAAGATGCCAATAAATTTTGGTCGTACCCTGCATAATGGTAATCCCACTCATTTAAGTGACCTCCCATCATCATTCGCATAATCATCACGCGATCTGCTGTACTTCCCTTTAGGTACAACTCGCACAACACTTCAAGATCAGGTACACCCACCATCAAAGTGCCGCCTGGTTTCAGTATTCGCCACCATTCTTTGAGAGCAGCATATGCGCTAGGATGCCGATTCCCGTA